GTGAAACCGCACAATCAGGACGGAGGATTCCGTGTCCAACTGCGTAGCTTGCAACCATCATTGTTGATTGGGTCATCGCCTTGTACTCAGCTCCAGTCATCTGCATATTCAGATCCTTAAGAGCTACTGTTCCAACTGCTTCTTTTGTGAAGCATAGGCCAAAGAGGTTAGCAACACTAGAAGCGTTACCTTGCTCATCTTGGTAGTAGTCGTTAGTACCTGATGCTGCAGATCCGTCAGAACCATCCTTACCATTGATATAGTTAGGACGCTCTCCTCTGGTTGTAGCAGACTGGTTAGCTATACCTGAGTAGGTATTTGTATAAGAAGCAGAACCAAGGTTGTTAGAAGTCTTGACTGTAAATCCAGCAACACTTAGAACTCTGTTATTAGAGAATGTTCCGTTAGAACCTCCACCACCGTTGAAGTCGGTGTTGATTGCTCTGTCAGAGTTAATAACGTCATAGTAAGCACCAGGGCTTAGTACAACCATTCTTCCGTCTTTAGGAGCATCCTTCTCATCAAGTGCCTGACAAGCTTTGTAAAGGTTCTCTACGATTAGATCTCCTCTAGCGTTTCTGTCAGCAGCACCGTTAAGGTTGATACCTGTGTATGAAGTACCACCAGGAAGCTTCTCTAGAACGAAGACTTTTTCACCAACATCAAACGCAGCCTTGGTACCAGTACCGATAGCTCCGATTGGGTTGATAACGATAACAGATGGGTTAGCGTTAGAAGCGGTTGTTGTAATAACACCGTATGCTCCACTATCTGCTCCATACATCACTTCACCAGCCGCAAACTTGGCTTGTGAGCCAGAAGTCATTTGAGCTGACATTGTGATGTTGTTGCCTGAGATAGAAGCAATTGTCACATCACCACCAGAGGCAGTAGCGTAACTCTTGTTATCCCAGTCATCAACACGTCCATCGGACTCAGAAGCTGTTAGTAATGTGCGTACTAGACGCTCATCATAGGCTCTTGATAAAGCCCTTCCTAATTCTTTTGAGTATATAGACCTAACGTCCCAATGGAGTTTGGCTTCATCTAAATCATAAATTGAAGCATCGGCTATAAGGAGGTCGTCAATTGTGATAACTTGAAAAACGACCCGTGATTGGGAAGCTTGCGCTCTTGCCTGAACTAATGGTTCTCTTTTGAGTGAGATCCTTGAAAATTGTTTCTCTATTGAAAACAGTTAGGACTTCCCCTGAGAAGATTTTGAGGAAATTGGCATTCTCTTTTTCGTAGTTACCCGAAGCAGAGTTAGCGTTATATTGAACGCCATTAATACCACCTAACCTAGAGATGCTCGAAAAATCTGGCATCGAATTAAAAGATTAAATGTTAAAAACGCCTAGCACTCCAGTGTTGTTATCTCCTCAGAGGCAACATTTCATACATAAGCTATTTTAATAATAGCCTATCTAGGTGTTAATACATTACTACGGCTAACTTTTTCCTCAACATCTCTTGTATATGCTGTGTCATGTAGATAACGTGGGTCATTCATAGCAGCCTCTACTTCCTGTACTGACCTATAAACATCTGTTGAATTACTAGAAATCCTTCCACTTAATAGAGAAGGCTCACTACCCTGCTCTTGTTGCATTGCAAAGAACATAGATTGCATAGCATTTCTAGCCCTTACAAAACTTCCACTATTAACCTCTGTGTTATATCTTTGTATTTCATCTGGATCTAAATTTTCTCTAGCCCAATCAGCTAAGTTATCTAAATTTTCTTGACCGCCAACACTTTCAATAATTGCTGACTCCTCAGCTTCATCTAGTGGTTGCTGTTCAACACCACCTACAATGTCACCTGCTTCGACATCTTGATCTTCTGATTCATACTGCGTATCTTGCGGTACTTCCTCAGTTGAATCTTGGCTACCAAGTTTCTTTTCAAGCTCTTGGTAAGCCTGTAAAAGATCATCGGCAGATTTAAACTTTCCACCAATAAGTTCTTCGGAACCTTCTTCTTGCGGTTCCCTACCTTCAAGAATGGCTTGGTCTGCTTCATTGAATGGTTGAGTTTCTTCAGGGAAAGCTCCCCCTGCGGTGTTGATTTCAGGCATTTTTAACCAATACGAACTGATAAGTCAGCATAGATGCTAACCCTTTTTTTGGCTTTAATAGCATTTACGTAAACTTCGTAAGTTTGAGGCTTCTCTTCTTTAAGCCTTTCGATAAGAAGTTCAAGCTTACTTTTAGGAGCTTCTTTCTTTACTACTGGCTTTTCTTCTGTAACAACAACATTAGACTGCTGTTTCTTGGTCTGTCCTGATTGAGTCATTTTCGGCACGTAATAATTGGGCTTGTTTTGCAGGATCATTATTTGGATCTTGCATAGATGCTTGTTCCTGCATCATCATAGCTTGTTGTTGTTCTTCTTCCATTAACTGCTCTTCAGATTTAATAAGCTTGTAGGTATCAAGACCATCAGAAGCTGCAAGTCTAGTAATAAGTTCACGATTATTGACAAACTTAGCCATCTGATCTGGTCCCATAGTTTGAGCTAATGTTGTTATAAATTCAATTAACTTAGCTTTATCGTTACCTCTCCCAAGAGCATCTAGACCTGTCGTAATTCTAGGAGTAACAATATTTTTAGGTAACTTAGGAAGACTACCACTACGCTCCATAAGAGCCATCTTTCTATTAACTAGAGGTAATTGAAGTTCTACAGAAAGTATGGAATATACTCCTCCCAATCCTGATTCCAGCTCCTGAGCGACCATTCTTATCTCTTCCGCAGTAACACGGTCCCTACCTTGAGTACCAGCTTGAATAGCACTATTAAGTAAGAAAGCAAAACTAAGTCTCTGTTCAATCCTTGCAATAGTATTTAAGGCTACCGTAAGGTCCGCTTGCTTCTGCATTTGCAGGGGAGCTACGTCATTAGGATTACCAGCCACAATGCTACCATTAGCGGCTCTAGCCAACGAATCTGGTCGTGTAGTTCCATTTGGGTTACATAAGAATATAATCTTAGCCGCAGCCGCACTACCCTCAACGATTGCTTTTGAGAGAAACTCTAAAGATTTAAGGTCACCTAACAGCTCTTCACAGAATGAACGTCCATAGGCTTCATGTGCTACACGGTAAAGTCTTAATGGAATCCAAGGTGCTTTTTCTATAGGTACTGAACCTTCTTTTCCAATCCTTTTACTGTAAGCCTCTTGATACCACTTACATCTATTTTTCTCATAGTCCCAAGTAACATAAGTATATAAGAAAACAGATCTATCTAATAAACCTCCTTCGGCATTCTTAGGTGCTGTACCTTCTGGTAATACTTCAGGATTAACTTCTTCCCTAACAACTACTTCAAGGATATTACCTTCTGGATCTCTATTAAGTACAAAAGATTTAAGTGGATATACTCTAGTCCCGTTTTCTGTTACATAAAGTAAAGCATTACCACCAATTATTAAATGCTTTAAAGCTTCAAAAAGTGCAGTACGATCTCCAGACTCTTCAATGTTACGCATCACTGCACGTTCCATTAAAGAAAGCTTCTGTTCAAACTCAGATTGAAGCTCTTTAAAGTTATCTAACTCTTGCTGTAGTTTTATATCGTCTACAGATAATCTGAAAAATGCTTGGTTTGGAGGTAG